TCCACCACCTGCACCTGATCCGATATTAACAATAGTCTGTGTATTCCCCTGCTGTTTTTTGATATAAGCCTTACCGTCGAATGTATTTACGGCAAGATCCCCTAAAGCAAGCTGGGTTATACTAGGTACGGATCCTGAAACGGATATGGTTCTTATTGATGGCATTACTCTCTATAGTCTGAAAATACTTTTAAGACTGGTTCTACAATCTTATGACGGTGGTTTTGTTCTAAAGTTATGACTTTAATTCCAGAAACTTGTGGTTCTAACTTCAAAAAGAAATCAAAGCCGGAGTCTTTTTTGCTTCTTAAATCACATTGTGACATATCACCACAGAATAGCATCTTAGAATTTACACCTAGACGCCCTATCATTAGTTCAGTTTGTCTCATGGTGGCATTCTGGGCCTCATCAATTAAAACAAAGCAGTTAGTAAATGTATTACCTCTTAGGAATCCAAAGGGAGAAACCACGACAGACCCTTCTGCTACTAGTTTCTCGGTCTTATCCTTGCCTATAAGTTCATGCATTATATTATAAATAGGTGCTGTCAGGTATGCAAGTTTATCATCTACACCTCCTGGGAGATGTCCGATGTCTTCTCCTGCTGTGACATAAGGTCTTGCTATGATTAGTTTCTCAATATCTTTATTGAAAAGTAAATCAAGACCTGCCTGGACTGCCAGTAAGGTTTTACCTGATCCTGCTCTTCCTTTAATTGCTATAATATCATGGTGTAGGATGTGAGCTTTAGCAAATTTCTGCTCTTCGTTTAAGGTGATTCCAAAATTAATTGGGTTCTTAGGTCTTCTTTTTTCTTTGAAAACCTCATCAGTGTGGCTGTTACTGCTCATATAATAACTCTCTTACTGATAAATAGGTTTAAAAAAAAGAAGCCCGACTTTCACCTCAGTGTTTCTGAAATCTTCCGGTGGCTGGATCTTTAAATTTCTGGTAGTTTCTATTTTTAAGAGCCTGGCATCTGGCTTGGTATTTTTCTGTTCCTTCCTGTTCACCGTAACGTTCAATATACCATGGGAGAGTGAATCGGCCTTTGGCTTTTTCTTTCATTTTGTTTTTTGATTCTTCTGTATGTATTGATCCGAACATCCCGTTACCCTCCCCAAGCCTTAACTCCCTTACTTTCTGTATAAATTCAAAATACTCTGGGGTGTCTTTTCTCCCTGCCCAATTGTCCCCACCTGCCCCTGTTTCTAATGTTGAATTATACCCTGCTCTTACCGAGTTGTAAGTAACAATATGCTCTAATTCTTTCGCAATAATCTCTTGTAAGGTATCAGCTTCATCAATAACTCCTATCTCAAAGTTTTCCCAACCATACTTCCTTATAGCGTCATGTAATGCATATCCTTTACCTGATTTTACTGAAGCTCTATGTTCAGTCAAGCGGCGATTAAAATCATCTGTTCTGCCAATGTAAACTTTTCCGTTAATTTTGTTTTCAAATTTATAAACGTATTGCATATACTTATAAATATCGGTAGAAGTCGGTAAAAGTGTAACTTGTAACAAAAAAAGCCTGGATTTCTCCAGGCTCTTTAAGATTATTTTAATGGTTAATCTTACAAAGTGTTCAAGCCACTTACGTAGATTTTTCCATAAAATTCCGGTCTGACCATCTTCTTCGCGTAACGAGTCAAAAGACCTTTACGTGGTACGAAGGTTTCAGGATCATACACCAAAGGAGTCATGATCAATGGAATGTAAGGAGCAAATACTGCACCAGTTTCCAAGAATTGGCTACCTTTGAAGCCCATCAAGATGGTATTCTCTTTCATGTATGGGTTTTTGTAAACAGTGTATCTGTTGTTGATTTGACCCATTTTCTGTACACCGAATGCATAAGATGCAGCAGTTACATCACCGTTAGAAGTTGAAGCAAATCCTGGGATACTTTCCAAAATAGTAGCAACTGTAGGAGAAACTACGCAGAAGTTCGCACCACCACGTAAAGTTCTTTGGTGAATAATGTTACTCAATTTTTGCATTTTAGTTCCTAAAGTTTGGAACCATTGTCCTTGAGAGTTGTAGAAACCTAAGTTTGAATCAAATCCAGTACCAGCAGCGTTGATAGCGTTGTTGTTAATAGCAGACCAATATTCAGTTCCTGCAGCAGCAGAAGAAATCAACATATCCAAGATTTCCATATCAATTTCCAAAGAAATATACTCAGACATTACAGCTGTCAATTCAGCTTCAGCATCCAATGAATGGTATGCATTCAAGTCTTGAGCAAATTCTGGAGTCCATTGAGATTTCAATTTCTTAGTCTTAGCTACGATAGCTTCAGATCTCATTTGAACGTTGATTTGTGGGATAACAATCTCAGAAGCAGACTCGGCATTAGGAACTGCATAAGAAGCACCAGCTTCGAAATCTCCTCTTGCATTGTCAGCGGTTGCTTTGTTGTAATACAAGGTATAAGAACCTGTAGAAGCTAAAGTTGCACCTGAACCAGTGAAGTAGAAGGAAATAGTACCAGCACCGCTGTTCAAGGTAGTGAATTCTTGTAATAGAGTTCCTACAGTTACTGCAGAACCAACACCAGTTTCAGTTGTAGCTGAACCAGATACTAATACAAAACCTCTAACTGCCAATGGGTCAAAGTTAGAAAGAGAAGAAGTCAATACTGTAGCTTTCAAGATACGACCAGCAACTAAAGAAGCTGAGAATTCAGAGCTAAAGTTTAAATCAGACCAAGCAGTTGCAGCAATGATTGATCCAGTTAAGGTTGCAGCAGGAGCAGCAGAAGAACCAGAAATAAGTCCGAAAGCAGAAGCTGAGAAATTGTTAGTAGAGAAAGTGAAACGACCAGCTCCATATAAAGCACCTGTTGAAGTGTTACCGAAGTTAGCAGAAGTATCACCATACATTGAAGTACCTGAAGTAAAAGGGTTTTTGTTAGTTCCGTATTGGAAATCCAAGAAGAATACAAGACCTGAAGGTAAGTTCATTGGTTGAACTGAAACGAATTCTTTCGCAGCAATTTGACCAAATACTTTACGCACTAAAGGTAAAGCGATACCAGCCCACTGTTCACCTGTACCTGCGGTAAAAGATGCACCAGTTCCTGTTTGAGATTGCTCGATAACCAACTGTTTAGCTTGGTTTTCAAGAATCATAGACATATTATTTTTTTCAGTTTCGTTACTGATTCCTCCTAAAAGGCCAGTAGCGCCCCATTTTTTTGCCAATCGAGCAGCGTCCGATTGCAAAGACTGCCAGGGGTTAGCAGATTCTAGTAAGTTTTGTACGTTTGACATTTTTTCTAATGTGTTTTTGTTTTATTTTAAGCCTGCAAGTTTTTGGAACCTTTCAACCATTGCATTAGTTTCCACCACAGGCTGTTTGCTTGGTGTACCGCTAATTGTTTTAGATGCAAATGATTTGTTTTCTCTCACCAACTCTCTCTTGTCTGTTTTGTTCAAACCTGAAGTTAGAGTTTCGTAAACTAACTTAGTTTCTTTAACTGATTCAGCATTATCGAATGCAGTAAGTACTTGTACTTTTTGTGCTTCTGATAAGTTCTTAGCTTTAAAAATTTTGTTAGTGTAAAGTAATTTAGAATTAAGAAGGTTAATTTCATGTAATTCTGATCTTAGTGTTTTAACTGTCTCTAAAGCTTCTTCAAGTTCACCTGAGTTTTCTTGTTTAGCTTTTTCAGCAGCTTTTTTAAGCATTTCTTTTTTCTCAGCAGCAGAAGCTTTCATGAATCCAGCAGCACCAGCAACACCTAAAGCAGATAGTACTATACCTACATACTTAAGCATCTCAGCACTTTCCATTCCAAAAGAAGTTACATCTTCTTTCATTGTGCCTTTTGTTTTTTGAGCTAAAGCAGCTAATTTTGCTAATTCAGCATCACTAGCATCTTCTAAAGCATCTACTACTTCAGCGTCACCGGTAGCAGCTTCTGCCATACCTGCCTTAGCTTTTAATTTACCTAAGTAAGATTTGATAGCACCTGCAGTGAATCCACCAGCAGCAGTAGCGGCAGCAACAGCAGCACCTAAGATTCCCTGTGCAGTGTGTGCATTATCAGTTAATCCCATGTCGATGACCATCTGGATTGCTTCGCTCATAGCGGTTTCGTTTAGTTTGTTTTCCATCATTGGTTCTTCTAGTGGAGCTTCTTCTGTGTCCATGTCCATATCCATTTCTGGAGTTTCTTCTGAGCTTGGTCCAGCTTCTAGCTCACCAGCTTCAATCATCTCGTCAACCACACTTGCAATAAATGCTTCTAAGTCTTCGGCAGTCATGTTATCGAAGTCGATCTCTTCTTCCTCTTCTGTTTCCTCTTCTCCATTAGGCATTTCCTCAGTTTCTTCTTCTGATTCATCTTCTAATTCTCTAAGTAATTCTTCAAGGTCAATTTCTTCCATAGAATCAGCATCTTCGTGTTTTGCTTCCTCCATGTAAGGATCTTCTTCTTCCATTTCTGTTAATTTCTTTTCTAACATTGATTTTAAGTGAGGAGTAAATGCTTCCTCTAATGCAGCTTTAGCATTAGTGATAGCTACTTCCTTTACAGCTTTTGCATCAGCAATCGCTTCTTTTAACAATTCTCTGTTTGTCATTTTTTCCTAATAATAATTTTTTTTTGGAAGTACGCTTATTTAAAATAGCGTAATAAGTGTTGTGTAAAAATTGGGGTACCGTATTCAGAACCGGTACATATAATCATAAATAGAGCTATTTTCTTAAAAAAAAGAAACCCTCTGGTTTTAATAGAGGGTCAATCAAAGGATTCTATCCTATAAGGGGTTAAAATATTGGACAATTGCCATGAGCACATAAAATTTCTCTTATGATTTCATTAGCTTTACTGTAGTTATTTATATTGTTTAATAAACCTTCGTGCAATGGTGCCATCCAGGAACCTGGGTTTGATGGGGTAGATACAAAGTCCCAGCATAATAATTCAAAAT